GTAGATGGCTCTACTGTCGCCTTAAACCTAGCGGAGAGGTTAGACGTCAGAAACAATAGAACTAGCAGGCAAATAGTATTAGATTTACAAATGCAAGATTACATAAAAACCGTTAAGTTGTTCAACAAGTATAGGGAAGATGAAGGCTGCGAATCTAATGGTGAAGCCGTAATAAAACTACTAGAAAACCATTTCAACAATAAAGGGAGCAAATAAATGAAAGAAATATACATAAAAAGAGTCATGGAGTCCGACGACGCAGAAGACCTAATAGGAACGAACGTCGGAACGCAAGACCCTAACCTTAGCGAAGAAGCAATATATAGAGACCAAGAAACAGGTGAGGTTGTTTTATTCTACTGTAAAAATCCAGGAGATACCAAGGCGCTACGCGAAACTGTTCTTGGTATGAAATATTCTGTTACGACTAGAGCGAGCGGCATGCAAAACATTTCGAGAACTTTCGGGTTCTCTCCTAAAAATGTTGTAATGAAGAGGGAATATTGCAAGTCTTCTGGGTTATCCTATGAATCCCCTGAATCCCAAATAGTATTAAATCAAACAGCTGATGCTTTAGCGAAACTCCTTAAAGAAGTTCTACCAGAGCTACACGAAGAAGATAAGAAAGTCTTAGATGGTAATATATTACCGGAATGGCAAATGACAGAAGATTCCCTATGGACATCTGGTGTTATAAATAAGGCAAGCCAACTCCCTTACCATAGAGACAGAAACAACTTTGAGACTTGGAGCGCTATGCCTGTTGTTCGTAGGGGTATGGACGGTGGGCATTTACACCTACCTGAATACGGCATTACTATAAACTGCAGGGACGGATACACCTTATACTTCAACGGCTTTAGGTTTGTTCACGGCGTAACTCCAATGAAACCAAGAACCAAAGACGCTTACCGTTATTCTATTGTCTTTTACGCTTTAAGAGGTATGAAAGATTGCCACACTTATGCTGTTGAAGTTGCTAATGGCTACAAATCCAGAATAGAAAGAGAAAATAAGGAAGCTGATAAAATAGAACAGCTTAATCGTGAGCAAAATGGATAACCTGGAATACCAGATAGCAATCCCCAGCTACGAAAGAATAGAAACCCTGAGAAACGCTACATTGGGTATGTTGGAAAGGTATAAAGTACCAAAAGATATTATAACAATATTCGTAGCGAACGAACTACAGTATCTAGAATATTATAAGGCGTTCCCTGAATATAAAATAGTAGTAGCTGTGCCAGGTATTCAACCAGCGCGGGCATTCTATAATAAATATTATCCAGAAGGCACGAGAATATTAAGTTTAGACGATGATATTCACGAGATTCAAGAAAAAAATGATAAAAGGCTAAAACCATATGAAGGTCAGATACAGCATATAGTAAATCTAGGATTCTCAGCCTGTGAATCTACTGGTTCTAAACTCTGGGGGTTATACCCAGTACAGAATGGCTTCTTTATGTCAGACGCTCTTGTAGCGGGATTAAGGTTCGTCATAGGCAACTTCTTCGGTAGCTACGCCGGCGACCCTGTGTTCGCCTCTGAAGACCGGGTAGGTGGCTCTGTGGTGGAAGACTATGAGACTACCCTTAGCAGTTTCTTAGAATATGGTTCTGTAATAAGAATAGATAAATACTGTGCCAAAACTAAGATGTTTGCAAAGGGAGGTATAGACGCCCACTTAAAAAATGAAGGACTACCTCAAAGAATGACAGTTCACAATGCCGGTATAGCGAAACTACATAATAGATACCAAGACTTATGTAAGATTCACCAGAAAGCAGGAGAAGAAACTAACCTGAGGTTATCTAGCATAACCCACAATAAAATAACGATATAAGGAGACTTAATGCCGAAACCGTCAATAATAACACCCGAAAAGGTAGAGCAGGTATCAAAACTAATCACTGCGGGAAATGATATCGAGGTCGCCGCTCACGCCGCAGGAATAAGTAAAAGCACTCACTACGCCTGGATATTAAGGGGTAAAGCAGAAAAAGAACGGCTTTCCGGTTCACGAAATGCTAAACCTAAGAAAAGTGAAGAGTTATTTGTGGAATATATGGACGCCACAGAGAAAGCATTAAACGAAGCGGAGGCGAGATTAGTCTTACTTATCGCTAAAGCGGCTGAGACAAAAAAAGATTGGCGCGCAGCAGCTTGGCTACTTACCCATAGGACTAACTCTAAAGACCGTTGGAAAGAAGTAAGTAAGACAGAGCTGAGCGGGGAGAATGGTGAACCGATAAAGACGGAGAGCACGGCTAACCTTGGTGAACAAGACATAATCGCCTTGGCTAATAGGCTTTCTGCTTATAATCTACCCATAACTAATGGCGAAGATACAGAATAATAACGATTCTCTGTACCTTTAATGTTAAACACCAACCGAACTCACAATAAAGTTTATTGTGAACACCTAACAGCAATGTGGCGGTATATAGCAGCTCCTAAACATTACGAACTCTCTCCCGTATTATTTAGTTGAGGTAGAGTCTATATACCGCCATTTTACTTTTATTGAGATTAAGGATTATATGGAAGACGAAAACTTGTTATACGAATCTCAAAAAAGAGCCTTAGAACTTGCGATACAACACGCTCAGGTAGCAGATGAAATCGCTGGTAAAGCCTTCGAAAGACTCAGTATAGCGTATCAACTTATAGAAACAGAAAGATTAACTGCTGCTTCTTATCTTGCTGCGGCAGGAGTAGAAGACGAACAACTATTTTATGAACTAGGTTTACCGTTCTTTATTGAAGATATGGGGAATGATGATACCTAAAGAGAAGGAAAACCTAGAGAGATTGGCTTCTATACTACAGGAGAGGATTGAAGCATTAGCATGGAGATGTACATTAGAACCTTGCGACGGAGAGCCACACGGGCAATGGTCAACCAGGCACGCCCGGTCAGCCCAAAGACCACCATGGCAGCAGGAGATTACCCTAGCGAACGGCGATAAGCAAAAAGTTAGACGCTGGTACCTTCGCGGCGGCAGGGGTTCGGGTAAGACTTGGGCGGGCTCGCACTCATTGGCGGAAATAATATTGTTTCATGGTGGTACTGACGAAAATGGCGACCAAAGGCAATATGGCATTATAGGACCAGACTTCGGACATGCTAAGCAAATATGTATGGAAGGTGTTTCTGGATTACTGGCAGCTTTCGGTGGAGAAAGTTCTAAACATATACGACAATATAATAGGTCTTCTGGAGAACTTCACTTAACTAATGGTGCGATTGTTTATACAGCTGGTGCGGACAGCTTCGCCCGTAAGATAGAGGGAACAAACTTAACCGCAGTATGGTGCGACGAAGTAGGCTTATGGTCATTACATCGTTGGCAGAGAACCTGGGAACAGGCTATCACATTCGCTGTTCGTAAAGACCCCTCATTATTTATCATTACTGGAACACCTAAACAGGGGCACCCTCTAGTTCAACGCCTTGTAGCGGACCCCACAGTTCTAACTGTAGTGATGTCTACTGCAGATAATAAAGCCCTGGACCCAAAACAAGTAGCAGAACTAACAGCTATGTACGCTGGTACCAGACTAGGCAGACAGGAGTTGCTAGGGGAACTACTCCTGGATACCCCGGGAGCCCTGTGGACAACGGCGAACATAGAGGCTTACAGGTTGACAGAAGTACCATCTCCTGAAGATATGATAAGGGTCGTGGTCGGATGGGACCCGGCAGTAACTTCAAATGAAAACTCTGACGAGCATGGTATAATAGTAGCTGCTCAAATAGCCGGCGACCCTGCTCACTTCGCTATTCTAGAAGACGGCTCAGGCAGGTATACACCTCTACAGGCTGTAAACAAGGTAAGAGACCTCTTCGAGAAGTGGGACGCAAATAATGTAGTAGCAGAGGTAAATAACGGTGGAGACTTGATTGAAGCGTTATTACAAACTGGTGGCACAATAATACCACTGATAAAAGTTCACGCGACCAGAGGTAAAAGGATAAGGGCAGAACCTGTATCCATTTTATCGGAGCAGGGAAAACTACATTTAGTGGGAGCCTTTCCTAAACTGGAAGACCAAATGACAACCTGGTCACCGGAAAGCGCTGGTTCTCCAGACAGGCTTGACGCAATGGTATGGGCTGTCACAGCACTAAAAGAAAAAACGGCTAAATCTAGGGCTTTCATAGGCAATCATAGAATCTCTGTAAGGAGTAAGTAATGGGAATATTTGATAGATTCAATAAAAACACTTCTAACGCTAAACGAAGTGTTGAGGTTATTTCATCAGGCGAAGGTGCAGACCATAACCAAAAAGAATATAGCGGGCTATGGTCTGCAGTAGTAGGTGGGCATAGCGAAGGAGATAGGGAACTTAGTAGGATAAAGCCTGATGTAGATACAGCAATCAATAATAGTGCTGTAGCTGCAAGATGTATAGATTTGATAGTAGATTCTCTTTCTGCTAGAGATTTAGAAGTTACGACCGCCGAAGGTGAACCGGTTGACCATTACCTAGAAACTATCTTCAATGATTCACCTAACTCATCAATGTCCGGTAGGCTCTTTAAGAAAGCCATCTGGTACAGGATATATAACCATGGTGAAGCGATTATTATATTAGATAGAGGAAAGAGCCGTGTAGAGCAACCTAAGAGCGCTCACTTACACTACGGAAAGACTCGCGTAAGGCTTTCTAAACCAACAGTTTACTCCCCTATGGGAGATATCGTCGCCTTCGAGGTTAAGATAAATAAAGACGAATGGGTTCCCCTTGCCCCTAGCGAGGTTATGTGGCTAAGGGAAATGGACCCGGCTAACCCATGGAAATCCCGTGCCCCTATGGAAGCCGCGCTAGAGTCTATCGGACTATCGAGAGCAGCAAGAGGTTGGCAAGCAGGTCAGCTGGCTAACGGAGCAAACCCAAACGGTATTGTTTACCTAGGGCTCGACCCAGAATACGAAGAAGACTACTACCTGGCTAAGCAAACAATCGAAGCTGCGCTAACAGGGCCTTCTTCAGCAGGGCGTATCGCAACTATAAGCGGACCAGTTGAGCCAAAGTTCATACAGACTTCCTTGAACGCGACAGAGGTAGCTTACCTCGAGACTTTAAATGTAACAGACGAGCAGATTGCAAATGCACTTGGTGTACCTCTTGACCTTGTTGGTGGTAAAAGGACTTACCAAAATCTAGAGGCAGCTTGGAGAATCTTCTGGGAAGGAACTCTACTACCTAAACTAGAAATCATCGGCTCTGAAATAAACAGACAGCTCTTGAAAGATACAAACCTTTACGCCAAGTTCGAAACGAAGACCGTAAGCGCACTACAAGAAGGTCAAGACAGTCTAGTTAATAGGATTAGCGAAGCAGTCAAGAACGACATTATTACTATAGATGAGGCTAGAAAAAAACTAGGTTTTCAGCCATTACCAAAAGACCTTGGTACAAGTACACTTACTCCTTATAAAAACTCGTTCGCCGGTTTACCAATGGATAACAGAGCTCTCGATATTTTAACTGAGAATCGCTCAGAACTTGCGCTTGAAAGCAAAGTAGAAGTTCGTTTATTTGAAGTTCCTCAGTACATAAGGGACAATGCGGCTAGGGGTTTGAAATACTTAGAAGAAGGCTTCGGTGGGGACGGTTTACAACCTGAGACCATAAGAGCGGCTAGAAGGATGGCTGAAGGGTCTGTAAGCGAAGATAAGGTAAAACTTATAGCTCCTTGGATAGCGAGGCACCTAGTTGATTTAGAAGCACCTAAAAACAATGACTCTGATAACTCTGAATACCCAGGACCAGGGCTAGTGGCACATTTACTATGGGGCTCAGGTCCAGATAGGGCAACTGCTAACCAGGTTCGCCGGTGGGCAGAGCGGCAGACCGCTAAATATGCTGAAAACTCTGAGCGCACCCATACTCGTGGGCTAGAACCAGAAGAGGCTAAGCGCATTTTGGGTAGACTAGAAGAGCAAACCATGCGAGTTATGAAAAGGCTTGCTGCTGCTCAACTCAAGGACGCCAAGAAGAGGCTTCTTCGAGGAGAAAGAAATAACACTTTCCCTTCTAAGTCTGATTCTGCGTTCAGCCCAGAGGCTTGGTCTGAACGGGCTTATGAATATCTTATCCCGGTAATAACAGAAGCCTTGGAAAAAGGTTATGAAACCACGGCGCTCGCGCTTGGGGTAGAACTTACTTTAGATAACTATGTTATTAACGCAGCTGACGCAAGAACTAAAGTACTGGTCGACCAGGTTAACACGACTACCTCTAAAATATTACAGGACAGACTTACTGAAGCTGCCATAGCTGACCGCATAACTGTTCAAGAGTATTCTTCAGTCTTAGAAAATACATTTGAGGAACTTTCTAGCTGGCGAGCAGAAACAATCGCTAGAACAGAAATGGTGAGCTCTTTCAACGGAGCATCTCACCAGGCTGCAGTAGACAGTCAAGTACCAGTAGCAAGGGAATGGATGGCGACCGGGGGACCAAGAACCAGGGCTTCCCATAATGCTATGGATGGTATTAGAACCACTTCTATGAACGACGCTTACCCGAATGGGCTTATGTACCCAGGCGACCCAGCGGGCAACCCAGCGGAAACCGTAAACTGCCGCTGTGTAGAACTATACATAACTGACTACTCACAAGAAGGATATCAACAAATATGAGCAACTGGACAAACGAAACTCGCGGTATCGAGTTAAGAAACGTACCTCTTGAAGAAAATAGATTCGAAGGGTTGGCTTGCAGATATAATGTAGAAGACAGCTACGGGACAAGATTTGTGGACGGCTGTTTTGCAAGAGGTGGGCTAGATAAAAATAAGTACTCTCTATTATGGATGCACGACCCAACTCAACCAATAGGAACTTTCACTGCAGAGGAAAGAAGCGACGGGCTTTACATTGTAGGCGAATGGGACTCCACACCAGCAGGGATAGCAGCTAGAATGTCTGCGCTATCAGGCTCTGCTTCAGACCTATCAGTAGGCTTCCTATGGAAGAAAGAAGAAGGCATGCCCGAGAACGATATTACTATCGCTAAGTTGCAAGAGGTATCTCAGGTAACTAGCCGCTTCGGTGCTGTGCCTGGTTCAGTACTTACAGCTGTACGTAGTGCCATAGACGCCCTTGAACATGAATCTGAGCGCTATACTACAGAGTACCCTAACCAATCTGACGGCGAAGTTATTCAAGGCTCTACAGAAGCGGAGGAAGCCGAACTAGAACTAGAAGCAGAAGTCGGAAAGGTGGACACGGTCGACCAGGAAGACAATGGAGAACCGGAAGATTTGGAAAGCGATAAAAGAAGCAATAATACGGTAGCTGTAAACCTGCAGATAATAGCAAAATATATAGATATCATTTCTTGATATTTACCATCTAACAATAACAAGTAAGGAAAACAAAAATGAACAAACTAAAAGCATTAACATCTAAAGAGTTTTGGGAAGACGCTCTACTTCGCGGTATAAGAACTTTCTTTCAGGCAGCCTTGGCTTTCATTGGTATAGACATTATCTCAATCACTGAGATAGATTATGTAGGTGCCGGAGCTCTTGGAGCAGGAGCCGCTTTACTTTCTATCTCTCAGAGTATTGTTAGGGTAGCGACTAAAAAAATAGAAGAAGAGCCTTACGATTCATATGAGCAAATGAATGCTTTCGAATCAGATGAGCAAGTTATAGAAGAAGTAGTAGCTGAAGCAGTCCAGCAAAAGTTAAATAAGGACTAAAAGATTGGATTACACAACTCTTTTATTAGGTATTTCTGCTGTCATAACTGCTTTAACTGTTATAATAATGGGTTTAGTAAAGGTATACAAGTTTGCCAAAAAGATTGAATCCGCTATCGGTCACGATTCTTCTGGTAGGTCTTTGGTGGACAGGGTATCCAGGGTAGAACATCAAGTATTTCCGAACGGCGGCGGTAGTTTATCTGACCAGATTACAGAACTTAACAAATCTGTCATCACTGTAGATACCAGAACTCAACTAATGGAATCTATGCTAATAGCCATTACCGGCAAAAACACCAACCGAACTCACAATAATACCAAACGACCCAGCAGCAGTCCTGGGGAACCTAAGATTTCGTCTGCAAAAACTAAACCCACTAACAAAAAGGAAGTTTCATAACATTATGGATATTCGCAAACTAAAGACGGAAGCCTCAGAGCTTGCCGCCATCGCAAAAGAAGGAGATGCTACTCAAGAGCAGCTCACACGCATGAACGAAATCTCAACAATCGTAGAGAACTATAATAATCAAGCCGAAGCAGCAGCTCGCTCGATTTCTATGGTCGACACACACTTCGTAGATACAAACTACGACAGCGATGTAGAAGAGACTCGTTCTTACTCACTAGGAGAGTCATTCGTACGCTCCGTGCCAACAGGAAACAGGAACCGCAGTCCAAAGATTGAGGGAGCCTTCTCAGCTCGCGCCATTACCACCAGCACTATCGTAACAAACCCAACCTTGGTACCAGTAGCCGCACCGGCTCCACGGTCACCATTGGCTAGCCTGGTCAACATTGAGCGAGTTAACACCACTTCTGTAGATTACGTTGTCGAGAACATCGTAAACAACTCAGATGTTGTAGCAGAAGGAAACCTAAAGCCTGAAACCACTATCACCTTTACACCCAACAGTGTGGTTCTAGATGTTATAGCTCACTATGTTGATGTTAGCCGCCAGGCACTTGAAGACGAGACTCGTCTACAAGGAATCATTGACAACGCCCTACGCAACGGGCTAGTTCGCAAAACAGAGAACAAACTTGCTACTACCATTATCAATGATGCCAACATCATTGAAGTAGAAGGTTCTACACTATTAAATGCTATCCGTTTCGGAATGGCTCAGGTTGAGGTTAGCGATTACACGCCAAACACTGTAATGATAAACCCATTTGACCTAGCCGAACTGGACATAGGAGTTGCTGGTTCTTTCCGTGAGGTTAGCAAAAATGCTACCTTATGGGGAATGAACGTAGTCACATCTAGCGAGATTCCTGTTGGAACAGCTTATGTAGGCGATATCTTCTCTGCAGTAACATGGTTCGACCGTGGAGTAGCAGCCGTATATACCACCGACGCTGATGCTGATAAGTTCCGTAGGAACATCATCACTATTCTAGCCGAAACTCGCGCGAAGGCTGCAATCGTAAGACCAGCTGCTTTGGCAAAAGCTGTATTTGTTTCCACAGTATCAGTTCCAAACGTAGTAGGAATGTCTCAAGAAGAAGCAACTACTACAATGGAAGTAGAAGGGCTAGTTGTTTCAATAGGATATAGTACTTCCGGTTCATCTGAGACATGGGGAACAGTAATCTTTACTGACCCAGCTGCTGAAACTGAAGTAGCTTCAGGAAGCACAGTAACAGTAGTAGTATCAGTAGAAACTCTTCCATAATAATAACGGAAAAGAAATAAGAAAGGCGGGAAACAGGGCTTCCTGTTTCCCGCCTTTCTTATAAAACTTAGAATAACATTAGGAATAGGAATATAAAATGGCTTATTGTACCAGAGAAGAAGTAGATTTATATATAAGCGTAGAACAAATCCCAGACATTAGCGCAGCAATAGCATCTGCTGAGAGCCAAGTCAATAAATATTGTAGAGATTATTTCGAGCCTACGCAACTATCAGTTTACACAGAAACAAACAGGGCACATTTTGCTGAGCTACCTTACTCAACCATAAGCATTGCAAGCATATTGGCTTTACCAAGCAATATAGTAATGCCAGTAGAAACTTACTCTTTCGAAAACTTTTCCAGACCGATAATCAGATTTAATAACCACACTCCTTACAACTTATTAGTTGTAGGGCTAGAACCTTACAATAATGATTTACCTGGTATTATAAGGTTGCAGGTAGATGGAACTTTCGGTTATGAAACTACTCCTTTCCAAGTTAGAAATGCAACAGCAC